GGCTTTATGACTGGCTTCGTGCAGGGATGCCCGTCGATGAAGGAGATTGGGCTCAGATCGACTGGGCGTCCATCACAGCGCACTTAGACAGTTTGAAGGGGGTAGTGTCACACTCACCCCTGTCGATTCGCCGTAGGAGCCGTGGTGAGGCCGTGAGGGCCGTACAGCAGCGCTTAAGTGATCTAGGACATGAACCTGGTGGTATTGACGGTATATTTGGTCGAAATACTGCAAGGGCTGTCAAAGAATTTCAAAAGAAATTTGGATTCTTAAAAGCTGATGGAGTGGTAGGGGTACAGACTTGGGATGTCTTATTCGCCTAAGTGGGCCAAAGTTGCTATAGGATAGGAAGTGAGGTAGCAATGCCTAAAGAAACTAAACAGTGGAAGGATTCTTCTTCTGTCAATAATGCTCAAGCGATGGGAATGGAAGCTAAAAAAGCAGCTTCGTTCTTACGCTCAACAGCACTAGGTAACCAAAATTCGGGCGGACGCCCGTTCGGGAAGTGAAATGACTGACGGTTCAGCTAAAACACCATTTAACTGGGGTGACTGGATTGAGCGTTCTGTTTGGACAGCAGTTGAAGCAGGGCTAGCAATTATGGTCGTCACCGATGTATCCAGCATGAAAGCTGCCGCATCTGCGGCTGCCGCTGCTGGCATAGCTGCGCTTAAGTCGCTAGCTCAACAACGCTTGGCTAAGTGAGTGACGTGGAGGACTCTGAGGGTCTTGACGACATCTGGGCAGACTGGATGGCTGAGGAAGGGCTAGAGATCGAAGAAGAAATCGAACTCACCCTTCTGGAGTCACGAGGAACCTTAGATATGCAAGACGGCACCCATGCTCAATGGATGGGGCCTGACCTTGGTGTTCTCCTAACATTTTCCACGGAAGAGGTTACAGAGTTGCTGGATGCTTGGGATGATGCGGTGGACGGCAACATAGTTGCCTTAAGCAGCCTCATGCAGTGGCTCAATGGTTTCCAAGGTTTCCTCGCATCTTGCATCAGAGCAAGATCGGACTTAGAAGATTAATCTTTGAGCTTTCTCCACACAGCTTCATGCTGAAGGAGGCGGTTACGGATCTTGGCTGCAAGTTCGTCACGTCTGCGCGCCAGCGTAGTTTTGGGCATCTCTACTACTCGTGCAACGAAGCGTAGGGATAGGCCAACATCGACGAGGATATGGTAGAGCCATTGTTCGTCCTCGGTTAAAGAATCAAACACTTCTTCCACGGCATCTATTAAATCCCCTTCATCTCTGTAGACGCCTTCCCAAGAAACAGAAGGTTCCTCGAAAGGCGCAGAGGCCATGAGAGCTTCAGCGTCTGTTTCTGGTATGTGGTAGAGCCTGATGGCTCGATACCATTCAGTATCAGAGACAGCTACTCTGGACCTTTGCGGTCGCAGAGAAGGAAATTTGTAATCTCTTAAAGATTGAAAAAAAGATTCAGGGTCAAATTCATTATCCATTATCCCAGGGCAGGAGCTTTGAGCTTATGGAGAAAAAAGCTTTGCCCTCGGGGAACTTACCCAATGGTGCATCTTCCTTATTGATGATATTAAGCATTTCGCTGTATTTAAGTTCAGCGAAATTCTGTCGGGTTGATGACCAGATCCAAAAGTATAAGTCCATTCCCGAGTGGTCCCACCAAGACAACGCAGATATCTTTTCCAGTTTCAATTTCAGCGGTGTTTTGCCCATTCCCATCACTTCTACTAGCCGCTGAGGATTTCCTTGTAAGTAATCAGGAGTATATCTTACGCCTAGCGGCATTTTGTGTATATGGAATGGGGGACGGTTCAATCCGTATCTAACCCAAGACTCGTTTCGTTCTTCAAAAGCTGTTTCAGCTTCATCTCCCATCTGGGCATAGCGTTCTTGGAAGTTGCCTTGATGGAATGGTTTATTCATTTTTTCTTCCCTACGATTCTTTGAATCTGGATATCGTCTTTATAAGCAATACCATTTAGAGCATCTTCTACCGCTTTAAGGTAGTTAGTAGTATCTCCTCGGAGTTTGCTTTCCTCCCCTTCTAGCTGAGTGATAGTTACTTGCGCTCGTTTGGCGGTGAAGACGACGCTCATACTGATAGGGCCCTCAAAAAGAGGGCCTTTGTAATGTTCTTTAACCGTGTTCTCATAGTCACGAGTATTTTTAGGAGTATACGCATAACCTTTTTTAGAAAATCTAGGTCTGCCTTTAACTTTGGGTCGGACAGGTATTGTGAATTTGTAAGACTTAGGCACGCTTGTCGCCTATCGCTGTCGCTGCTCGTTCAACGAGATTACGAAGTTGACGTTCTCGGTCTGCTCGGCCTGTGAACTTTTCCAAACGATCATCGAATCTCCTAACCCAATCGACAGTCGCTTCTATCGTAAACTCTTGCCAGATCAAACTGGTGGCAAAACCGAACAATGCCTTACTCCGATCCTCATGTTCATTCCGTTCCCACAATTCTTTAGCCAAACCGAGGAACTCTCCTTCCAACCTGAAGCCCCGATCAACATACTTAAGTTTTTTGGGCTCTGTAGCAGCGTGGAGCGGTAAGAGTTTCCGCATAATGGCAGGTGGGGTTCGGTTCTCCCAAGCTTCTTTGGAAAACTTCTGCCAAGAGTATCCTTCTATTTCTTGTTTGCCAGGTGTGCGGCCTCCTGGGTACGGTAAACGTAAACAGTTGCCTATTGATCCTTTTTCTAAAGATATTTGTTTGGGGTACACTTCTCTAATGGGCACATCCACGATTCGACATGCCCCAATAAGGGCTTGTCTAACCAAGCTTGCGGCCATAGGAGCCTGTAAGTAGACCCATACATGCACGCCTTTGGATCTGGATGGTTCTTTCCAAGAAGTAATACCCATTTTGAGGAGTAATTTCTGTAGGTTTGTCGCATGGACATAAGAGATCTCTCCATCGTCTAGGTCAACTGCTCCCCAGTTGACCATCCAAACACCGTTCTTCTGCCATAGAGGGTACACGCCGATGTTGGCATCACCCTCTATGTGCTTCTTGATTAGCTCTTCGTATTCGTCCCCATAAGCTTCTAGGTAGTCACCCTTTCGGGTGAAAGGCTTAACCCCTTTCGCTACGTTAGCGATGAAGCCGCCCTTGTGAAGCTCAGCGAACTGTTCTATTCCACCCATCGGTCATCCAAAGGAATGTCGGACTCGAAGTAGTCCCTAACGAATCCGCAGTTGGGATCCATGTAATAGTCAATGGGGTCGTGTGTGACGTGGCATGGCGGTCGCTTGTTCTTGCAGAGGTCCAGCGAGACTGAAACCGAGTGCATGAGTCTTTCTGCGTCCGAGAGCTTTGGATCATCACGTTTCCTAAATACGTTTAATTGAAGTATAGCATATTCATCGGCATTGAATTTACCGTCGTCCATCCCTCTGGAACTGCCCCGAGTGGAGCCTTTGCCAGATTGGTGGATAAGAGCAGTAGGCATCTTCTCTGCCTCTGACCATTCCTTAAGCCCTTTAAGGACTTTCGACACACCTTCGTATCCGCTGGCCTGAGGAAGTTGTTCCAAAAAGTCAACCATCACGAAGCCTGCTTTGGCTTGCCAGTAATCTTCGCATTCGCGCATAGCTTCAGACATATGCTCGAAAGACATGGCGTTGGGGAAGATCTTTATTCTGTCTAGGAAAGAAACTTTCGCTTCTTCAATCTCTTGGACCACTGCAGGGTCTTGTGACCGCAGACCATCTTCCACTTCCGCAAGATTCCGTTGGTAAAGTAAAGCGTAAAGTTTTGAGACAACCAAGATTTCTGGTTCGTCGGGGGTATAGATGATGCCATGAAAGTCTGGATTCTGTAGTAAATTTGTTGCCATTGACGAAAGGATTACAGCAGACTTGCCGCTGTGTGCTCTGCCTGTAACGACAAGAACGTCGCTTGGCCAGATCCCTCGCATCTTCTGGTCTATGTCTGAAAGGCCCATGTAGTAACAGTCGTCACCACGTTGGGCATAGTCCACCCACTCATCCACTGCCGCTGAAGTGGGGCGGAACCATTTGTATTGTTGCTCTCCCAGTAGGTCGAGATCGACACCCGCTAAACGGGCATCGACCTCGGCCTCGGAAAGCTCTACGGCTTCTCCCTGAGTCTCCATTTAGGAATGAAGCTCCTCACGACGAGCAACCCAGTCCCATGCAACTGCATCCGCTTCAGTCTGACCTGCAGCCTGATCGAATACGTGGAGGGGAACGTTGCTGTCTCCTTCGTTTACCCACATACCGAAGTCTTGTTTCACTTCAATACCTAGACGGGAAAGCGCATCCTTACCAATGGAGAAGTTAGGATAGTTGGTCCCACGGTTGGTTTTGTCGGTCGTGCCATCGGCTTTTTCTTTGACCTTGTAAACCTCGATAGGGCTACCGTCATCATCTCTCCACTCTTTAGGTTGGAAAGCAATAAGGTTCCAGCCAGCTTGACGTATGTCAGCTTGCTTACCTATGCACAACGGGGTCCGCTTGTAAACACGGCCCGTTACTTTACCTCCTGATGGAGGTGCTTGGGCGAAAGCTCCAGCGGGTTCCGTTGGAGCGCTACTCGGAGCAGCTTCCGCTGCGGGAGCGGCGGGCTTACTACTTTCAGGCCTGGAAACGCCGCTTTTGAGGCGTCGCATCACAACCCCGTCAGGAGTCAGATCTATTTCTTGACCTGATTGTTTAAGCACTTCGCTTTTAACCTGTTCAAACATGGAAGTTGCTTCGGCAATAATGCCGTCATCTCCCATTGATTCGGGGACACTGCGCTCTATGGAGAGCGAGTAGTCCGCTGTTTCGTACGGTGCTTCACTCACTTTTTGAGAAAAGCTAACCGTAACTCTTGCATTTTCTGTCATTTGTTCATCCTCCCTTTGGATGTTTGTCCAACAGATCTTTGAGAATCATACCAGAAACGGCCCACGGCACAAACTAGCAGATAGTGAACCTCGCTCACCACGGCTTCTCCCCGAGGTGCTTGCCTCGGCATTCGCCTGCTTGCCACACGGGACACCATTTGGGTGAGCAGTGCCAGCCTTGCCAGTTCATGGGCCAAGGCTCGATGTTTGCTGTGATGAGGGGAACAATCGACCAGCACATTTCGATGAAAGCGTCGATGTGTTCTTGGGTTCGTTCGATTGGGATGTGCTGATATTCGCCGTTAGCGAAGACAGCCAGATTGAATTTGTCTGCGTCTAGGGCCCAGCAGTAGGCGTGGGATTGGATATCCCAGCGTTTCTTCTCCCACGGTTCGTAGAATCGTGAAGGGTTCTTCCAGTCCCACAGTTCCCCTGACGCATCTTCCCAGTCAGCAGTTCCTGTCAAGGTTAAGGTTACACCGTCACGAGTTCCTATCTCTCGACTGAAGGTGCGCTCCACGGCACTTGGTATCAGGTCAGGCCAAACCTTGTCGTACCATGCCGTAATGTTTGCTCTAGAAACGTCAACGATCTTTTCGTAGGAGTGTCGCCAAACCTCGACCTGCGTAGAGTTCTCAGCGATATAGTCATCAACGAGGTCCAACAGCACATTTAAGCCGAC